TATTTATATTCAATTATATTATCAATTATATACCGTATTATTGCTGTAAATTATTTATTAATATTAATTTCTGTATCAATGGCTATTAATATTATTATTGCAATAGGTATTATCCATAAAAAAGTTATCATAGTTATATATTTTAGATTCATATATATTATCACAACTACGTCGTATCGGTTCTGTAAGTGCTATACGCGTATGCTATACGCTACGCTTCGCGCTTCGCGCTTCGCGCTTCGCTTGCTATCGTATCGTACAACATACCATACACATGCACACATATCGTATCGTATCGTATAACATACTATCCAGCACACACACATGCCGCTGCTACGTGACCGAATCGTATCACAGCAATAACAAGTGTATGTCATACATAATACCTCAATCGTACACACATATCACGACCGAAAAGGCAAATCCTTTTTTCACAAGTCGAAATCGAGCTGGGGGCTGGGCTTTTTCAAAGTCATTTCCGTTGAGGGGCTACGGTTTTAAAATACGTGTATAACCCGTTACTTCCATATTTGTAATGGTATTTTTTTTACGTTACTTCTATATTTGTAATACAATTTTTTTTAAAACGTACGTTATTATGTACAAAAAGATTAATAATGCACATAATATGATACATTAATAGTGTGACGTTAGGTAGTTAAATATAATAGTAATAGGCTAATGTCGCACTGTAAGAATTGTGTACTATGCGTGATAGTATAACTTATAACTTAAATTATTTTATCATGAGAATGTCAGGTACTAAACCACTAAAAAATACAATGAGAAAACCTCCGGTTAGACAGGAGATGGCTAATAACGCTACTGAGCTTAAAACAAATCCAGATGTTACTAGTACTAATAATAATAGGAGTGGTGTTGGTATTCGCGGGAAAAAGGTTTCTGGGTATGCGGGTGCCGCTAAAAAGACAGCTGCTAAGAATACTAAACCGGTGTCAGCGGAAACCGCGGCTAGAAGAGAGGCTAGTAAAAAATCTATGGATACATATATAAAAGTGAATAAATCAAAGCAAGCTTTAAAGAATGTAAAAAAATAAATAAACAAATTATGAAAACTACAACAAAAAAACCATCACCATTAAAATTTTTTACCCCTATTGCGGGTATGGATTCTGTTAAAAAAGCTACGGACGCTGTAAGCGCTGCGTATAAAGCTAAAAAAGATGCTAAAGCAAAAGCTGCAACTACTAAAACGCCAGAAGGCAAACCTAGTTCAAAACCAACTGCGCCGAGAGGACCTCTTGCTCGTGCTAAAGCAAAGGCAGAAACATCTGTAAAAACAAAAGCTCCTGCGGCAAAACCTGCTCCAGTAGAAGGTAAACCTAATAAAAGTTCGGTTCGTACTGATCCATCTAGAGTAGCTGGTAGAAAAGAAGGAAAAGTAGCAGATGCTGCAACAAGAGAAGCTGCGATAAAAGCCAGAGGTGGTGTGCTTTTACAATCGAAAAAGTATAAAAAATAAACCATGCCATTTACTCTTAAGAGCCAATCACCTTTAAAACAAGGTATTTCTACTTCATTTAATAAGCCAAAAGAAAATTTAAAGAGTGATATGCAAAGTTCTTTAAATACTTCTAATAGCAAGGCTAATAAAATAAAGGCGACTAAAAAAACTAATCCAGCACCAAATGGAATTGTAAGCAAAATGTATGATGATCTTGATGCGGAACGTCCTATGGTTAAAGCGGCTATACAAATTGCGGATCCAACAGGAACTTCGTCATATAGGGATGTGAAGAGAGCATGGAGCGACAAGAAATTTACCGCAGACGATATAATTGAGCCAATTGGAGCAATACCCATAATTGGTAAATTTGGTAAGATGGCAATTAATTTATCAAAAACTGTAAAAGGGGCTAAAGTTTTAAAAGAAGCAAAAGCTTCTAAAGCAATAAGAGGGACTAGGAAAGCAAGTGATGTTCAAACGGCTGCAGCAGCGTCAGCATCTCCATTGCATAAACAAAAGTTATCCCCTTTAGCAGCTAAGAAGAAAGCAGCTAGGGATCTTGCATATGCTAAAACTGACGATAGAAGAACTAAGAAAGCACACTCACAAAGAATGCATCGTAAACACCCAGGTAACAAAGGCAAAGATTATGATCATGAAGATGGCAGATTTGAAAGCGTAAAGCAAAATCGCGGTAATGAAGGAGAGGGCACTAAAAAAGAAAGTGGTAAAAGATATAAAATGAAGTAAGTAATGGCATTTAAATTAAGAAGTCAATGCAATACTCCTTTAAAACAAGAGAAAACTAAAGGTAAAAAGGCATCATTCGAAGAGTGGTATAAAACAGTACCAGCAACAAAAAATGATACCACATCTTATAATTTAAGAAGAGCTTATGAGTTAGCTCCTAAAAAAGAACTAGATGACTTTGTAAAAAACCCGGAAACTCATTTGCTTACATCATATCCTAATAGAGAAGGTTCTTATGAGTTTATGAAATCTAAGGATCATCCAACTGTACAAAAAGAATTAGATTGGTTTAATTCTAATGATTCTGAAGCTAAGCAATTTAAAAAAAATTATAACTTAGAAACATCTGGTAAATATTATAAGTATACTCCAAAAACTAATACAACAAAATTAAAATGAACATGAAAGGCATAGGCCCTCAAGGGCTAGGAGCAAGCAAGAATAATGGTTATACTATTGGCGAAGGAAAAGGTTGCGGATGCAGTCCTTTACATAAAACCGCAGCGTGGACACGTAAAGAAGGTAAAGATCCTAAGGGAGGATTAAATGCAAAAGGCGTTGCAAGTTATAGAAGAGAAAACCCTGGAAGCAAATTGCAAACGGCTGTAACAAAGAAACCATCGGAATTAAAGGCTGGCAGTAAAGATGCAAAGCGTAGAAAATCATTTTGTGCTAGAATGTCTGGTATGCCAGGTCCTATGAAAAAACCGAATGGTGAACCAACAAGAAAAAAATTAGCATTAGATAAATGGAACTGTTAAAAAGAAAAGACGGCACAAAATCCCGCAGAGGACTTTGGGATAATATTAGAGAAAATAAAGGTAGCGGTAAAAAACCCACAAAAGCAATGCTTACAGAAGCAAAAAAAATAAAAGCTAAAACTAAAAAGAAATAATTATGGCAATATCATATAGTTACCCTATGGGTACACCTAAATTAACAGACACAGTACTAGGGGTACAATATGAAGAAATGAAAGACCCTGCTGTAAAAAATTTTGTTATAGACGATATAGTTATTTTAGCAGTCGAGGAAGTTGGCATTCCTACACTTCAGAATGTTACTGGAGAAGGAGCAAATACAACTATTCAAATGCAAATTAATGGTGTTGATGTGGCAACTTTAAACGACATACCAAATACACCAACATTACAAGAAGTAACAGACGAAGGAAGTTCTACTACTAACTCTGTAAGTATCGTTTCATCAGGAAATAACGGATTAACTGTGCAAGGTTTTAAAACTGGTATTTCAGTTTCGAATAATCCAGCATGGTCACCTGGAATTGGTTTAGAGGCTTATAGCGAAAATGGTTATGGCGTTTATGCTGAATGTGGTGATGAAGGAAATGCTGGTATATATGCAAATAGCGCGGTAAAACCAGGTGGTGGAGCATGGGCGGCCAGTAGTGATGAAAGAATTAAAGAAAACATCGATGTTTATTCAAAAGGTTTAGATCATATATTACTTGTTGATCCTGTTACCTATGATTATAATGGTAAAGGCGGAATGCCAAAGTCAACCGGTTATATTGGTGTTATTGCTCAGGAAATAAAAGATGTATTTCCTGAAACAATTAGTACATATAAATCAAAATTAGAGGAAACCGATACGGAAGATACTGACTTATATAGATTTGACCCGAGTGCATTAATATATGCATTGATTAATGCGGTAAAAGAATTAAAAGCTGAAATAGAATTATTAAAAGCAAACTAGAATAAATGCCAATATCTAATTCATATCCAAGCGGTATACCTATTGAGGATCAGGATTTATTTGTAGGAACTAAAGCCTATAATAATAGAACTGTAAACTATACCGCTCAAGGAGTTGCGGATTATTTAAATATAAATTCAAAAGTAGCTATTGGGGGACAAATGTCATTCCAGTTTACTATTGTACCTAATATACCTAAGACTATTGCTTTTGAGGGAGGATTAGGGAATAACACTGCGTTTTCTGCAATAACTAAATTAATTGTTTCTGCAATAGATTTGTCTACTGCAAATATAACTATATTCTTAAACTATTTAAATAATAGTCAGGTATTGTTATCGCAGCAAAATCAACCAAACTTTTTTGGTCATTATAAAATAACGGGGTATACACAAATAGGTACATCGGCATTTTATGAATTAGATTTAGAATTCATTGGTGGTAATGGGACTATTATAGATAAACAGTATTATGATTTAGTTTCATTTGTTTTAAGTACAGAGGCTCCTTCAACGGAGTGGGGAGATATAACTGGTGATATAGAGGATCAAACAGACTTGATAGACTATATATCGTCTCAAGTAACCACTCCAACGCTTCAATCTGTTACTGACGAAGGCTATACTACTACTAACTCAATTATTATTGATAATAATGAAAATCTGACTTCTTTTGAAATTAACGGATATGAATTAATTGCAACTGATTTAGGCAGTAACACACCAACATTTCAACTTGGATTCGATGGCTTAATGTATGCTTATGATCCGGATCGTGTTCAATTTATACAATCATTACGTTTTGATACAACCGGAGATACATTACAAAATTATGAATTTCCAAATAAAGCAACAGGAACATATACAATAGCAACAACTGATGATATACCAAGTGGAGGTGTTACATCTGTTGGTTTGACTATGCCCCCCGCTTTTACCGTAACAAATAGCCCTATAACTTCAAGTGGCGATATAGCTGTAACAGGGGCGGGGTTGGTTTCGCAATATGTTAGAGGCGATGGTACACTTGCTAATTTCCCAAATTCAACAGGTGGTGGTTCATCAGCTAATTATTACCTTAATGGTTCAGTTTCACAAGGTACATTTGGCGGTGATACTTATTATCAACTAAGTAAAACACCAATACTTGGAGCAGGTACTAACTTTACAAGAACAAATGGAGCAGGTAATGGATATATCGCATCGTTCATAACTGATGTAGGTGATCCTAGTCAATTAAATATACCAGGTGGTAATTGGAATGTAGAGTTTTATTTTAATTCAAGTGCTAGCGGTGGTTCACCTAGCTTTTATGCTGAGCTATATAAGGTGAGTGCAACCAATGTTTTTACCCTTATTGCAAGTGACTCTCTTAATCCTGAAGGTATTACAAATGGTACAACTGTTGACCAATATTTCACGTCAATTCCTGTGCCACAAACTACATTACTTGTTACTGATAGATTAGCTGTTAGAATATTTGTAAATACAGGGGGTAGAACTATTACACTACATACTGAAAATGGTAATTTATCAGAAGTATTAACTACATTTACAACAGGATTAACAGCTTTAAATGGATTAACCCAACAAGTGCAATACTTTGATGTTGGAACTGGAGCTGCAAATTTTAACATAGTATCAAGTGGTGATACGCATACATTTAATCTATTATCAAATATAAGAAGAAATGCAAACAACTCTACTAATAATAATATAAATTATTGTGGATATGCTCCAGATGGTTCTGCAGAATCAGCAACTGTTTGGACTATTACAAGACTAACTATATCAGCAAGTGGAGCAATAACAGTGGGAACAGCTACAAACGTAGCTTGGACAAATAGAGAATCAACAATATATACATAAAAATTATGCCAATTACAAGTACAAACCCAATAGAAGTAGATGGAAATACATATCCATATTTTATGGTAAATTTAGCAATATCTCCATTAGTTAAACCAACTGATATAGGTGGTAGTGTAGCTATGAGATTAACACCTTATAGAGTTTTAGAAGATGGAAGTTCAGAAAGTCTTCCTGACAATTCAATACCTATAACCTATATGGATGTTTTTGATAGTGGAGATACAGATGCTATAAATGCAGCAGCAACAATTATGGGTGCTTTGCAAACATTTATTAATGAAAAAAATCTATAACAAATGGCAACAAGATATGCAGTAGCTACAGGCAATTGGAGTAATACAGCTACTTGGGATGGTGGTACACTGCCAACAGCAGCAGATGATGTATTTTCAAATAACTTTACAGTTACTATTGATGGAACATTTACTGTATTATCAATAAGAAACACATCAAATGCATCACCTGTTATTGCAGCGGGTGGTCAATTTAGATATGCTAATGGTGGTAATTTAACTTGTACTGCCTCAACTGGTATTATTGTAGGTTCAACTACTCCAACTTTAGAAATGACTTTAGCAAGTCCAAATATAGGTACTTTTACTGGTAATATATTAACAGTTACAAATACTATTGGTTTTAATGCTATTAGACATTCAAGCACAGGAACTTTGAATTGTAATGGTAATTATAGTCTTGATGGCACTACAAATAGGTCAGTAATTTTAGTAACACTTACAGGAACACTAAATATTGTAGGAAATATTACATCTACTAATAATGCAGGAAATAACATTAACACCTTAGTAATGAATACTGGAGGAACTATTAATATAACAGGAAACTGTACAGGCTCGACAAATGTAGCTACATCATCAAGCCCCGTTTTTGCAAGTTCTGGGAATATAAATATTACAGGAAATACAACAGGAGTAACATCACCAGCTGTTGCATTATTTGGAGCAGTTAATTATACACAAATAGGAAACGTAAATGGTTCAACAGCTCAAGCAGCTATTTTTAATATAACAACAGCAGCAACAATTTCAGTTACTGGTATAATTACAGCAGGAACAGGAGCACCAGCTATTTATTCTTCTTTTGCTTTGACAAGTGGGTATGGCTCTGGAACATTTGTAAAGGTGTCAGGTAATGTAGTTAATACAAATAATAATATGTCTATTGTAGCTCCAAGAGTAACTATTGACACAAACACTTCAAGTTGGTTATATCAAATTTCAACAGGTGGTAATAGAACTTTATATGCAGCAGGTGTAGCTTTAGGTAATCCTGCAACAAACAATGTAAGACTTGGAACAGTTTATGGAGCATCAGGTGAACTTACAGGAACATTAATTGTACCATCTCCATCTAATGTATTACAAGGTGTTGGAACAGACGCTACAGTAGGAACATTACTAATGACACCTGCAGATTTTTGGAACTATCTTATATCAAGTGGCTTTACTGCTAATAGTATTGGTGATAGATTACAGAACGCAAGTACAGTAGCAACAACTGGAGGACAAATAGCATCATATAATATATAACAATTTTTAATATGAGTAGAAAAAATTTAGACACATTAATAAACAAATGGATAAGTAGAAAACTATTTGTTTTTTTAGTGGCTAGCGGTTTATTAATGTTTGCGGATTTAGAGTCATCAGACTGGGCGTTAATCGCAATAACATATTTAAGCAGCCAAACAGTATTAGATTCTGTTACGGTATATTCTAAAATGAGAAACAACAATAATAACGAACAAATTTAAATTTTAGTTATGAGTGAAGATAGCGAAAGACTTGACCGCCTTGAGCACCATTTTAGGTTGTACAAACAAGACATGGCAGATATTAAAGATAGTGTTAAAGAAATAAAAATACTATTAGGGGGTTCAGCGTTAAATGGTAATAAAGGATTTGTTAGGTTAATGGAACTTAATGAAGAAAAAATAGAAGCTATGGAAGTTGAACTAGCTAAGATTAAACATGATTTTGAAACCGCTAAGTTTTGGGGCAGGGGAGCAACGGGTGTAGCTTTCGTTACATTAGGATTAATTATTAAAAAAATATTAAGTTTATAAACATGTTAATAGTAATAAGAAGACTTTACAAAGGAGAAAAATCCATAATAGGCGAAATGACCGTAGACGGGATATTTGAATGTTTTACATTGGAAGATGTAGAAAGACCAGTAAAAATAAAAGGGGAAACAGCAATACCTAAAGGCACATACAAAGTAATAATAAACGAATCAAATAGATTTAAAAGACAATTGCCTTTATTACTAAATGTACCAGGATTTGAAGGTGTGCGTATTCACGCGGGCAACACTAATCATGATACCGAAGGATGCATATTAGTTGGACAAACAAGACATAAAGAATTTATAGGGAAATCAAGAAAAGCATTTGATAAACTATTTAAAAAAATGCAAAGAGCAAAGGACATAACATTATCAATTCAATCTTAATGAAAAAAATTATATTTATAATATTAATAGTATTAACTTCCTGTTCATCTAGAAAAGTATTAGTTGATAAAACTGATATAAAGAAAGATAGTATTGCGGAAACAAAAGTTGTAGTTACAAAAATAGATACTACAAATAAAACAGATTCTACAAAAGTAATTATAAACACGGACAGTAGTGAAATTGTTATAACACCAATTGATTCAAGTAAAACAATTATTGTTGACGGCAAAACTTATAAAAATGTTGTTTTAAAGATTAAAAAAAATAAATCTAATACATTATATACAAATAATAAAAAGGAGTCTAATATTAAGCGTGTTGATTCCGTAGCCACTTCTAAAACAGAAACAAAAGAACATCAAGTAGCTAAAACAAAAATAATTGATAAAAAACAAAATTATTGGTTTTTGGTTTGGTGGATATTATTAATATTAATTATATATTTATTATGGCGAAACAAACAACGGCTATTCAACGTATTGTAAAAAATATTGCAAGACCTGGTATTCACGCTAAAGCTAAAACATCTAATTTAAAAACATCTAAAAATTATAAGAAGTTATCTAGAGGACAAGGATAGGTAAAAATAAATAAAAACAGGTGATATATAAGTTATATCAATTTAATCAAATAAAATTATGTCAGACGCTATAGTCAAAAATTTAAGTTTTGGAAAAGAAGCCAGCGACAAAGTATTTGCTGGGATAGAAAAATTAGCAAAGGCCGTTAGTTCTACATTAGGAGCAAGTGGTAAATGTGTTCTTTTAGAAGATACAACTGGTAGACCTGTAATTACAAAGGATGGAGTAACAGTTGCTGATTCTATTATTTTATTAGATCCTGTAGAAAATATGGGGGCTACATTATTAAAGGAAGCAGCAAGAAAAACTGTTAGAGAAGCTGGCGATGGAACTACAACAGCAACAGTATTAGCTCATGCTATTTTAAAGAATGCTTATGCCGTTGAAAATCCAAACGAAAGAAAAATAAAAGAAGGTATAAACTCAGCGGTAATTAAAGTATTAGATTATCTAGACAAAATAAGTATAACTGTTGATGATAATATGTTAGATCAAATTGCAACTATATCAACAAACAACGACCCTGAATTAGGTAAATTAGTTGGTGACGCATTTAGATCTGTTGGAAATACGGGAGTTGTAATGATGGAAACGTCATCAGATCCTGAGTCTAGTTTAGAATTGGTTGAAGGTATTCAATGTGATATGGGATTAAAAAACATGCACTTTGTAACTAATCAAAAAAATAAAACTGCTGAACTAGATAATCCACTAGTATTATTAGTTGAATCACAAATAGATAACATAAGGCAAATACAATCGATATTAGAATATGTTATAAAGAATAATAAGTCATTACTTATAGTGGGAGACATGGAAACAATGCCATTATCCACATTAGCAATGAATAAATTAAAAGGTAACATAAAAATAAATGTTATTGATGCACCTACATTTGGTGTAAATAGAAAAGAAATATTTGACGATCTAGCATTGCTTACAGGCGCTACAGTAATAAATGAAGACCTTGGTGATGATTTAGATTTAATACAACCAGAATTGCTTGGCACTTGCGTTAAGAGTATTACTAGTCAAGAAGAAACAATATTACATATAAGTGAAACGCCAGAGAAAGTATTGGAGATTATAGATGATATTAAAAAATCTTTACTAGAAAACCCTCCAGCAACAAGAGTAATAAAGTTAGAAAAAAGATTAGCAAGATTAACAGGTAGAATTGCTTTGGTTAAAGTCGGCGCTAATTCAGAGATAGAGTTAAAAGAAAAGGCAGATAGAATTGAAGATGCCATTTGCGCAACTAAAGCAGCAATCAAAGAAGGTATTGTGCCTGGCGGGGGAATTGCTTTATTAAATGCTTCTCATAACATAGATACCTTCTCACTTGGTGAAGAAATATTACTAGATTCTATTAGAGCGCCTTTTAAAACAATATTAGATAATGCAGGTATAGATAATGCGCCTTTAGAAACAATATCAAAAGTAGGATACGGTCTTAATGTTGTAACAGGTAAAACTGTTAATATGATTGAAGCTGGCATAATAGATCCATTGCTTGTTACTAAAAGTGCATTAAGAAATGCGGCATCTGTAGCAACAACTATATTATCAACTGATTGTGTAATTAATAATTTACGCGCATAATGAAGGCAGTTGGTAAGAGATTAATTATAGAGAAAGTAAAAGAAGGCACTACGGAAACAAAAGGAGGCCTTCTATTAGCTGAAAGTCACAGAGATGATATTAGATATATAGAAGCTAAAGTTATTAGTGTTGGAGATGAAGTAGTAGGCGTTAAAGAAGGCGATAGTATATTTTATGATAGACATAATGGCCATAAGATAGAACCTGGAAAAGAAACCTACTACGTTATAAGACTAGACGATGTTGTAGTTGTATTATGAGCCGTTTAGAACCTTCAGATATTAGAGATATAGGTTTATTAAAACATTATAGAATAATACGTAGATGGGCCTGTAGAAATAATGATTTAACAGACGCAGATTTAGAATTACTAATCTATTTTGATTGTATGGAGTTCTTTACCAAACAAGATTATAAAATAGGTACTTATGCTTACAGTTGGGACAATAAACGCTGGAACAATTTATTAAAAGAAGGGTGGATAGTGGTTTGGAGAAATAGAAACCATACAACCCAAAAATACAATATATATAAAGTTTCATTTAAGTGTAAACAACTAATAAGTAGAATGTACCGTATAATGCTTGGTAAAGAAGACATACCAACAAGTCATAGAAATACTATAATGAGTGGTAAAACATATATGGACAACCTTATGATAACCGCTATAGAAAATGTAAATAAAGATAAAACAAGAAACAATGAATCAACTTAATCCAACGCCTATAAATCCAAAAGGTTTTACTAATACAAATAATATACAAGGTATGTATGGAACGCAAGTTCCAAATACTTTTACAAGAGATGTTAATCCTATGGCTGGAGCAACAACTCCTATAACACCGGATTATTCAAGCAATCCAATTCCGCCTCCAACAGGAGTTTCAACCACTATTGTTCCACCTTATGATATAAATAACCAATAACTATGAATTTAAACGCAAAAAAACATCCAATGACAGTTCTCGATAGAGAGGCTAAATTATCTGGGGTTGGAGCAAATGCAGTATGGGCTGGTCCATTTGACACCACATCATTCCCAAAAGGTAAAGGATCAAGTTCAGGCAAAGACGGTATTATATTTAATAACGTTAAACCAACTTGTGATCCAAGACCAATTACGCAACGAGCCAAAGGAAAATATTAAGATTACCAAGATATAAACAATAACCAAACCTAAAACTAAAAACAATGTTCAAATTTATCTCAATTGCTACTACAGCTAGTGGCACGCAACCAATTCTTTTTAATGTAGCGGATATTACAGCAGTATCTTATCTTACTGCAACTACTTTCGCTATTTATACGGGGCCTATAAGTTACACATTTACTACAAGCGCTGCTGGCGCATCTAGTACTGTTGCTGCCGTAAATGCTGCTATTTTTGCTCAAGGACCATTATTGTCTCCTGTAGCAATTCCAACAGGGGTTACTATTGCTAATTTGCCTATTATTGTTCCTATAGCCCCAGCAGCATAATATTAATTTAAATTCCCTATAGATATACTTTTATAGGGAATTTAATAATATTCATTATTTATATGTCTTTTAAAATGAAAGGGTTTCCATATAACGTGGATAATACTCCTGTATATAGTACCGATATGGACGGCAATATTTTAGGTATGGCGCAATCTAATGGAACTATATTAGTGAATAAAAATATATCTCCTTTAGAATTAAAAAAGAATAAAACTATATCACACGAGAAAGTACATATAGATCAAATGAAACGCGGAGATCTGGATTACAATGATTCTCACGTTATTTGGAAAGGTAAAAAGTATCCACGCTCTAAAATGAAAGAAGGAGCAAAAAATCTACCTTGGGAAAAGGAGGCTTATAAAAAGCAATAAATACGCGTAATAATAATAATATATAACTTTAATTTAATATATTATGAAAAAAGTAATCTGTATTATTGTATTTTTAGTTTTCAATTCTTATGTTCAAGCTCAAAAGCTTACTAAAGATTTTCTAGTTGGAACATGGGCTTCTGACACTGTGCAAATAGATTTTTCTATTATAAACAGGAATGAACTTAATGTAGTTTCATTTTCTTATTTAACTGGGAATTACTTTAAAATATTAGGTTATCAATTTGATAAAAATAATTTCTATTTAAACACATTGCATGAACCTAATGACTGGGAAGCTTTAGGTAAATTTATAGTTGTAGATCAAGATACAATGGTTGCTAATTATGTTAGCGATGCTCCCGGAACCGTAATTTATAAAAGACTAATAAATAAAAACTAAACAAAATGGCATATAAACAAAACCCAGGAAGATCTCCATTACTTAAAACAGGGAATGGAATACCTAGCGCATTAAGACAAGATCATGGAGGCAAGATTGAGCTTACTGAAAGATATACAAAAGGTTTAAAAACATACAAGGAGAATAGAGAAAAAAATAATACTCCTGACGGAATGAAAGTTGATGCCGCGTCTGGGTTTTCAACACCAAACTTGCCGATGCATAAAGTAGTTAAATCCGGTAATTATGTTAGAGAAGTAGATTCTAAAGGAAATGTTGTAAAAGAAGAGAAAATGGATTCAAGAGGTAATGAAAAATTTTACAAATCTGTTGAAAATCGTAATGCTGATGTAACTAAAAGACAAACGGCTAACTCCAATCTTTATAATGCTTTTGGAGGAGGAACATCTCCAGACAAATTATCTGAAAGCCAAAAGAAATCTTTAGTCTCTACTAGCAAAGCAATAAGAACTAGATAAAATGAAAAATCTATCTGTAAAAGGTTATAAAAAAAATAGTCCTGATAAAGATAGACCTTATAATGTAATACCTAGCGGGGAAATCACTATGAAAAATGTGGAGTTTCCCGTTTTAGGTATTGATAATAAAGGTAATTCAAAAGTAATGCAACCAGGTAAAGATTATAGTTATCCGGGTGATACTGTATTAGAAATACCTATGAAAAAATCAACAATATATAATAGAATATTTAAAAAATAAATTATGGGACAATATGGTAATCAACCGGATTTTGGAACAATAGTAGAACCATTATCTGCTTATAACTTTGAGGTTAATTTTCCTCCTTCTGCAATATACATAGGAAGAACCGACGATGATAATGCATGCTCTATTGAAATACTCCCAGTTGGCGATACTAGCAGAACTGTTGAGATAACGGGTATACAACCAGGTACTTTTTTGCCAATTATTGCAGTGCAAATCACGTCAGCATCAAATATTGATACAGAAAAAATATTATTATATAGATAATTAAAATAAACAAATAATTAAATTAAATGGAAAACACAAACAAAATTACAGAAAAACAATTAGAGACTATTGTTAATCAACAAAAAGAGATGAATACCCTATTATCTAATATAGGGTTATTGGAATCTCAAAAGCATGGGTTCTTACACCAAATTGCGGAAGTAAATAAAAGAGTAGAAGAATTCAAATCAGAATTACAAGCAGAATACGGAGATATTAATATTAATGTTGAAGATGGTTCTTATACTCCTATAAATAAACCTGAAGAGGTTGTATTAGAAAAAGTTGACTAATGAGTTCTGTTATTAGAAAAATTAGTATAGGCACGGACTATAAAAATGAAGCAATGCATTACTCCGTAGGCCAAAACGTTTATGGAGGGCATGCAATATGTAATATTATATTTGATGATAAAGATACATCGTATAATATTTATATTAAAAAAGAAGACGAAGTTATGCCATGGAAGAAATTTAATTCAAATATGGCTATCTCTGTTGAATATGATCTAGAGTACTAATGAGAAGCGTATTTGACTTTATAGTTAAACCTGTAGGAGAAAGATATAATAATAAAGTTAAGATTGCAGATAGAGAATTAATAGTCAATACTAAAATTGAAAGTTTTAAATCTGTAAATAACTTTGCTGAAGTTGTTGCATTACCTTTAGCTTATTCAACTGATATTAAAGTTGGAGATATAGTTGTAATACATCATAATGTTTTTAGGGTGTTTTACGATATAAGAGGTAATAAAAAAAATAGTAGATCATATTTTAAAGATAATTTATATTTTTGCAATTTTGATCAAATATATTTATATAAAAATACAGGTAAATGGAAAGCATTTGGAGACAGATGCTTTGTTAAGCCAATTAAAAATAAAGACTATTTAAACGTAGATAAAGAACAAAAGCTTATTGGTATATTGAAATACGGAAATAGTTCCTTAGAATCGCTTAAAATAAACGAGGGAGACCTTGTTGGATATACTCCTTATGGAGAATTTGACTTTGTTATTGATGGACAAAGACTTTATTGTATGAAATCTAATGATATTGTAATTAAATATGGACATAAAGGAAACGAAACAGAATATAATCCAAGCTGGGCACAAAGCAGTTCTTGAATTAATTAAGGTTGCAGAGGAGGCTATTTTAGATAATGGTGATGATGATTTATCGGCAGACAAATTAAAGAATGCTGCAGCAACAAAGAAGTTAGCCATATTTGATGCTTTTGAAATCTTAAGTAGAATACAGGATGAAACCCGTATGCTAGAAGAAGAAGAAAAAGATCCTACAATAAAAACTTTTAAAGGTTTTGCAGAAGGGAGATCCAAATAATGTACGAACAAACACTTTATAAAGTATTACCTGACTACATTAAACAATCGGTAATCAAGCAACAAAACCGATATAATAAATGGAAATATGGTTATAATAAAGAGCACGATGTAATTATTATAAGCAAAACAGGTAAGATTGGAGAAATATACGAGATACAGAACTTAAGGATTGCTTTGCCGTTAATTGATGAATCATTTAAAAGAGCACCAAAAAAGGAAGAGCAATACTGGGAACAATTAAAAATACCAAAAGAACTTGAAAAAATAAAGAGTGTATTTGATTGGAATAAATACCCCGATAGTTTTAAGGAAAGATGGTATGATTATGTTGACCATGAATTTAAACATAGAGAAGAAGGTTTCTCATTTTACAATAATGGAATACCTACATATATAACAGGCACACACTATATGTACTTGCAATGGAGCAAGATAGATGTTGGAGCACCTGACTTTAGAGAATCAAATAGATTATTTTTTATATTTTGGGAAGCTTGTAAAGCAGATCCAAGATGTTATGGAATGTGTTATTTAAAGAATAGACGTTCCGGGTTTTCTTTTATGTCATCCGCTGAATTAGTTAATCAAGCCACTATATCAAGTGATTCAAGGTTTGGAATCTTATCAAAAGCCGGAGCAGACGCTAAAACAATGTTTACCGACAAAGTTGTTCCAATCTCTCTTAACTATCCTTTCTTCTTTAAACCTATACAAGACGGTATGGATAGACCGAAAACAGAACTTGCTTATAGAGTGCCTGCTTCAAAGTTTACAAGAAGAAAATTAGATAGTCAAGAAAATCCTGAAGAACTTGCAGGTCTTGATACAACAATAGATTGGAAGAATACAGGGGATAACTCCTATGATGGTGAAAAACTTAAATTACTAGTTCATGATGAAAGTGGTAAATGGTTAAAACCTGATAATATATTAAACAACTGGAGAGTTACAAAAACCTGTTTAAGATTAGGTAGTAGGATTATCGGTAAGTGTATGATGGGTTCAACGTCAAATGCTTTAGATAAAGGAGGAGACAACTTTAAAAAATTATATTATGCCTCAGATGTTACGAAAAGAAACCGCAATGGACAGACTAGCTCAGGATTATATAGTTTGTTCATACCTATGGAATGGTCGTACGAGGGATTCATTGATACTTATGGGATACCTGTCTTCGACACTCCAAAAACCCCAATCAAAGGAATTGACGGAAACGAAATAGATTATGGTGTTATTGAACACTGGCAGAATGAGGTTGATGGTTTAAAGTCTGACTCTGACGCATTAAATGAATATTATAGACAATTTCCAAGAACGGAACAACACGCTTTTAGAGATGAAACGAAACAATCTTTATTTAACCTTACAAAAATATATGAGCAAATTGATTATAATAATGATCTAAGAAATACTAATATATTAACAAGAGGTAATTTTCAATGGGAAGGTGGTATACAAGATACCAAAGTAATATTTTATCCAAACAAAGATGGTAGATTTTTAGTGTCATGGATTCCTCCTTATCATTTACAAAATAATATAATATTAAAGAATAGTATGAAATATCCTGGTAATGAACATATTGGCGCATTTGGTTGTGACCCTTATGACATATCAGGAACGACAGATGGTAAAGGATCTAAAGGAGCTTTACACGGATTAACTAAATTCTCAATGGAAGATGCTCCATCTAATACATTCTTTTTACAATATATATCAAGGCCTCAAACGGCTGAGATCTTTTTTGAAGACGTGCTTATGGCGTGCATATTTTATGGTATGCCGATATTAGCAGAAAATAATAAACCAAGATTGTTATATCATTTTAAAAGAAGAGGCTATAGAGGATTCTCAATGAATAGACCAGATAGGATATTTAATAAACTATCTGCAACAGAAAGAGAAATAGGGGGAATGCCAAACTCATCTCAAGATATAATGCAGGCGCATGCCGCAGCAATAGAAACTTATATAGAGGAACACGTTGGTTTAAACGAAATGGGGTATGGAACAATGTACTTTCAAGATACATTAGAAGATTGGGCAAGATTTGATATAAATAAAAGAACTAATCATGATGCTTCTATTAGTTCAGGATTAGCAATAATGGCTTGTAATAGAAACAAATATATGCCAACTGAAAAAAGAGAAATAGTGTCTGTCCCTTTAGGTTTTAAGAAATATAATAATCAAGGAACTACATCAAAAATTATTAAGTAAATGAATATATACACAAATCCAAATAGCGCTTTCCCTAGTCAGGTTGTAGATGATGCTACTAAGGCTTCTGAAGAATATGGATTACAAGTATCTCGTGCTATAGAGCAGGAATGGTTTAATCAAGGGAGGACTAGCGGTAATAGATATTTAACACATTGGAATAATTTTAATAGATTAAGACTGTACGCAAGAGGAGAACAATCTGTGCAAAAATATAAAGACGAGTTATCAATTAATGGTGATTTATCTTATTTGAATTTAGATTGGACACCAGTTCCTATACTATCAAAGTTTGTTGATATAGTTGCTAATGGCATTTCTCAAAAAACCTATGATGTAAAAGCATTTGCTCAAGACCCGGAGTCTGTTAAAAAGAAAATGGATTATGCTTCCTCATTACAGTTTGATATGATTAACCAGCCATTAATTCAAGATGTAATGCAAAAGACTGGTTCTAATATATCAAAATCAAATGTGCCCGCGCAAGACTTACCCGAGACACAAGAGGAATTAGAATTGCACATGCAGCTCTCCTATAAACAATCTATTGAAATAGCGGAAGAAGAAGCAATAAATACCGTGTTAAAGACTAATAAGTATGATCTTACTAGAAAAAGGCTTAACTACGATTTAACAACTATTGGGATTGCGGCGGTTAAAACATCGTTTAATAAATCAGAAGGGATTGTTGTTGATTATGTAGATCCGGCTTATTTGGTTTATTCATATACAGAAGATCCAAACTTTGAAGATATTTATTACGTAGGTGAAGTTAAAGCAGTGACAATACCGGAGTTAAAAAAAGAATTCCCATATATATCGGAAGATGAACTTCTTAAGATCCAACAAATGCCTGGAAATAGACAGTATATTCAGGGATGGGGTAATTACGATGAAAACACGGTACAAGTATTATACTTTGAGTATAAGACTTATATGAATCAAGTATTCAAAATAAAACAAAGTGAGAACGGATTAGAAAAAGTTATTCAAAAAACCGATTCTTTTAATCCTCCCCCAAATGATAATTTTGAAAAAGTGTCAAGAACAATAGAGGTATTATATACAGGTGCTAAAATTATAGGCACAGACATGATGCTCGAGTGGAGATTGTCAAATGATATGACACGTCCATATGCAGACACAGCTAGAGTCAAAATGAATTACAATATAGTTGCCCCTAGAATGTATAAGGGCAGAATTGATTCTATTGTTACTAAGTGCATTTCTTTTGCCGACATGATCCAATTAACTCACCTAAAACTTCAGCAAGTTATGTCAAGAGTAGTGCCTGATGGTGTATTCTTAGATGTTGATGGTTTGATGGAAGTTGATTTGGGTAATGGTACAAAATACAATCCAGCAGAAGCATTAAATATGTATTTCCAAACTGGTAGTATTGTAGGTAGATCTTTAACTCAAGATGGCGAAATAAATAGAGGCAAAGTACCTATTCAAGAATTAACAACATCAAGTGGTCAAGGTAAAATACAAAGTTTAATACAAACTTACCAGTATTACTTGCAAATGATTAGAGATGTTACTGGTCTTAATGAGGCTGTTGATGGTAGTAAGCCAGATTCAAATGCTTTAGTAGGATTACAAAAAATAGCAGCAAACGCTTCTAATGTAGCAACTCGCCATATAAAAGACGCAAGTATATATTTAACTACAAGGATATGTGAGAATATATCATTACGAGTTGCTGATTGTTTAAACTACCCTTTAACTGCAAATTCACTAAAACAAAGTATATCAACTTATAATGTGGAGGTTTTAAAAGAAATTGAAAAACTAAATCTGCACGACTTTGGTATTTTCTTAGAAATTGAACCAGACGAAGAAGAAAAAGCTCAATTAGAGCAAAATATACAAGTATCTTTACAGAATGGCGGAATTGATTTAGAAGATGCTATTGATATAAGACAAGTTAGAAATCTTAAATTAGCAAATCAATTATTAAAGCTAAAAAGAAAAAAGAAATTAGAGCAAGTACAACAACAGCAATTAGCCAATATACAAGCGCAAGCAGATGCTAATTCACAGAATGCAGAAAAAGCAGCGTTATTTGAAGTGCAAAAACAAGAAGCTTTAGCTCAAACACAAATACAAATAGAACAAGCTAAATCTCAATTTGAAATGCAAAGGTTACAAGCTGAGGCGCAGGTTAAAAAACAATTAATGGCGGAACAATTTAATTATGATATGCAATTAGCACAATTAAAGGTTCAAGCAGAAACAACTAAGTTCAATCAGCTAGAAGATAGAAAAGATGAGAGAACAAAGATACAAGCAACACAACAGTCTGAATTAATAGATCAACGTAAGAATGATTCTTTGCCAAAAGATTTTCAGAATAGCGCAGAAAATTTAATGAATGATTTAGGCGGTATGTTGCAAATGGAATAAACTTATTAACCAATTTTATATTATCATATTATGTCAGAACAAGTAAAACAAGAAGGAGAATTTAAACTAAAAGCAAAGAAACCTTCAGTAAAAAAATTAAACAAAACAGATGAACCTATTAAGGTTGATTTGACACAGAAACAAGAAGAACCAATAAAAGTAGTAATCCCTAAAGAAGAAACAGATGCCATTCAAGAGCAAAGCACAGATGAAAGCATGTTACGCGATAAACAACCCGAATTGGGATTGCAAGAAGTGGTCGAAGGAAACCAAGGGGCCACTGAAAATGTTATTGAAGAAATCTTTGAACAAGAAATAAAACAAGAGATTGCAGATATTAAAGAAGAACTGCAATTTCATACTCAAGAGCAAACAAATAATAATGTAGAATTACCTGAAAATATAGAGAAGTTAGTTTCTTTTATGCAAGAGACTGGTGGAACTATTGAAGACTATGTTAGATTGAATGCGGATTATTCAAATGTAAATAATGTTGCTCTATTAAAAGAATACTATAAAAACACCAAGCCACATTTAGATGCAGAGGAGGTAGAATTCTTATTAGAAGATAAGTTCTTCTTTGATGAAGACATTGACGATGAAAGAGAAATTAAACTAAAGAAATTAGCATTTAAAGATGAAATTTCTAAAGCAAAAACCTTTTTAGAGGAAGCAAAGAAAAAATATTACGCAGAAATCAAGGCAAGACCTGGGGTTAATGCAGAACAACAAAAAGCTGTTGATTTTTTTAACAGATATAATAACGAGCAAAACAAAGTGGCTCAACAACAAGATGCGTTTAAAAAACAAACATCTAATCTTTTTAACAATGAATTCAAAGGTTTTGAATATAACTTAGGTGAAAAGAGATTTAGATATAATGTTCAGAATCCAAATCAAGTTGCCGAAACTCAATCAAATATACAAACCTTCGTCGGAAAGTTTCTAGACAAAGAAGGTAATGTAACAGATGTACCGGGTTATCATAAGGCTTTGTATTCAGCAATGAATGCTGACAAAATAGCTGCTCATTTTTATGAACAAGGAAAAGCTGACGCTGTTAAACAAGTTGTTAGCAATTCTAAAAATCCAAGTATGGATGCCCCTAGAACTGCTAGTGAACCATTCATTAATGGATTTAAAGTTAAATCTATAAGCGGCCAAGACTCCTCTAAACTGAGGATACAAACAAAAAAATTTTAACAATTAAAAATTAAAAAACTATGGCAAATGTAACGCCTCAATTCGGTTCAATTAAACCGTCTCAAAAACAGCAAGCATTAGAAACTAACTACTTAAACTTTACAGACGGTAGTGGTAATGACTTTGCACAACAATTTTTACCAGAAATCTACGAACAAGAAGTAGAAAGATATGGTAATAGAACTTTATCGGGTTTCTTACGTATGGTAGGAGCTGAAATGCCAATGTCTTCTGATCAAGTAGTTTGGTCTGAACAAAACAGATTACATATTGCATATAACAATGTAACTTGTACTAACGCAACAACTTTAACTTTTGTTACTGGAGGTACAGGATCTGCTTTTGTTAACAACGTTATTTCTGTTGGTCAAACTTTGGTAGTTATGAGTCCTACTACAGGAAAAGAATTAAAAGTTTATGTTACTGCTTCTACTGCTAATCCTACGACCGGTGTTGGTGGAGCTACAAATCCAGCCGTTCTTACAGTTAAGCCTTACACTCAAGCTGATCTAGGTGGAACAGTTGACTTTGTAACTGGAACGCCTACAAATCTTAAAATATTTGTATATGGTTCTGAATTTGCTAAAGGCACAACTGACGCTACTTTAAATTCTGTAGTTCCTTCATTTACACAATATAGTAATTCTCCTATTATTGTTAAAGAAAGATACCAAATTTCTGGTTCTGATACTGCTCAAATTGGATGGGTAGAAGTTGCTACTGAAGACGGAACTTCTGGATATTTATGGTATTTAAAAGCAGAATCTGAAACAAGATTACGTTTTGAAGATTACTTGGAGATGTCAGTTATTGAAGGAGAGCTAGTTTCAGGCGGTTCTACTTTATTAAGTGGTAATAACATTAAAGGTACTCAAGGTTTATTCTCCGCTGTTAAAGAAAGAGGTAATGTTGTAAACAACTTCTCTGCAGCTAGTGGTCTTAATGACTTTGATTCAATTTTGAAAAACTTAGATACTCAAGGAGCTATTGAAGAAAACATGTTATTCTTAAACCGTGCAACTTCTCTTGACTTTGATGATATGCTTGCTTCTTTATCTGCTGGTGCAGCAGGTGGTGTAGCTTACGGTTTATTTGAAAACTCTGAGCAAATGGCATTAAACTTAGGATTCTCTGGTTTCCGTCGTGGATCTTATGATTTCTACAAAACTGATTGGAAATACTTAAATGATGCATCTACTCGTGGTGGCATGGCTACTTCATCTATTGACGGTATCCTTGTTCCTGCTGGTACATCAACTGTATATGACCAACAATTAGGTACTAATATCCGTAGACCATTCTTACACGTTCGTTATAGAGCTAATCAGGCTGATGACAGAAGAATGAAATCTTGGATCACTGGATCTGTTGGAGGAGCTTATACTTCTGACCTTGATGCAATGCAAGTACACTTCTTATCTGAAAGATGTTTAGTTACTCAAGCTGCTAATAACTTCGTGTTATTTACTGCATCAGTGTAAAAATATGGTGATATTACCCTCGTTGAATTTACGGGGGTAATTATTACCTTTTAAAAATTTATTAAATTATATTATATTATGGCAACAAAACAAACAACAAAAAAAGAATTAGAATCAAATGAATTTGATGTGGATACAATTACTATGGAAGAAACAGTTGTACCAAAAGAAATAAAACCAAAAACATTAAAAGATACCTGGGTAATTAAAGATAGAACATATATTATATCGGATAGTCATTCTCCTTTAACATATACACTACAAAGCAAACACTCATTAAGGTATCCTTTATTATGGTTTAATAAGGAAACAGGAGAACAGGAAGAATTAAGATACGCAACTAATCAAAATTCTCCATTAGTTTCACAACAAAAAGGACAGGCAACTTTAGGGCATATCATATTTGAAAATGGTATATTAAATGTGCCTAAAGAAAAACAAAACCTACAAAAATTATTATCACTTTATCATCCAGCATTAAATATTAAGTATACTGAATTTGATCCAACATTAGAAGCAGAAGATGAATTAGAAGATATTGAATTAGAAGTAATGGCATTAAATGCTGCTTTAGAAATGGATATTGATCAAGCGGAATCTATTGTTAGAGTTGAAGTTGGATCTAGAGTTAATAAGATGAGTTCTAAGGAAATAAAAAGAGACTTGTTATTGTTAGCAAGAAATAATCCTGCTTTATTTATAGAACTAGCAAATGATGATAATGTACAACTTAGAAATATAGCTATTAGAGCTGTTGAAGCGAGTATTGTAAAATTATCACCAGACAATAGAACATTCCATTGGGGTGAAAATAATAGAAAGCTAATGACAGTACCTTTTGATGAAAATCCATACTCAGCTATGGCGGCATTTTTCAAAACAGATGAAGGTATAGAAGTCTTTAAGTCTATAGAGAAAAAATTAAAATAATACGTAATATTAATATATAGGCGGTGGCTTTGGTTACCGCCTTAATATTATAATAAATATATAGTATGGCGGTAAGTGTAGATACGGTTTATAGAACCTTTTTATTAATTATTAATAAAGAGCAAAGAGGATATTTAACTCCAGATGAATTTAATAAAACAGCAACTCAAGTACAACTTGATATATTCAATGAATATTTTGAGGACCTTAACCAGCAACTCAGAGTGCCTGGTAATGATAGCGAATATAGTGATCGTATAAAAAATTTAGAGGAAAAAATTGCAATCTTTCAAGAAAGTGGGGTTTGCGGATCTGGAAATATTAATGGTTTTACATTACCAGTGCCAACGCCTCCTTATGAATTTTATAAATTAGGAACCGTTATATATAATGACGAAAAAGAAGTTCAACTAGTTCAACCAAATGAATTATTGGAACTTAATTTGTCACCATTAACAAAGCCGTCTAAACAATGGCCAATTTATACATACAAAAATTTTAGAATAAAGGTATATCCAACAGTCTCTTCAAGTACTATATCTTGTACGTATATAAGAAAACCATTAAATCCAATGTGGAACTTTACCGCAACAGCTCCATATTATACTTATGTGTATAACCCGAGCACTTCTCAAAACTTTGAACTACATCCAACGGAACAAACAAACCTAATAACTAGAATATTACTTTATTCAGGTATAGTTATTAAAGATCCACAAATAGTACAAGTAGCCGCACAGCAAGCACAAGCGGAAAATATTAATTCAAAAAGTTAATAAAAAATGCCAACACCTAATAACGGATTAATAACCGAAACAAATAGACAATACTACGAAGGAGCTCAGGGTTTTACTATAGTATATAAATTTAAGAGTGGTCAAAATACTTGGACTACTAATTTTACTACTACATTTAATACAGATTTAGTATATGGCAGCTATGATCCTAATGATATTGAATATGCTTTAAATAATTTTAAGTTATATTGGAGTGCGACAGGATTGCCTGACACATTTGTAGAAGTAACAGAGGAATATGATGTAGTAGATAATACCATTACTTATATAAACGAAGATTTACCATTAGCCAATAGTTATTTAGTTGTTCAATTAAAGATATTAGATGGCGGCAATTATGGCGACAGAGACGCATTTGGAGACACCGTAGAGGAGAATTATGGTAGTTACCAATACATATCATTAAATGATATAATTAACAACTTTATGGTAGCTTATGTTGGCACCGGCAAATTAATTGGCGCTGTAAAAAGAACCGATGTTATATTCCATGCAAAACGTGGAATGCAGGAATTTAGCTATGATACATTAAAAAGTATTAAATCCCAGGAATTAAATATACCAAATAGTTTAAGCGTTGCAATACCTCAAGACTATGTTAACTACGCTAAAATGTCGTGGATCGATGCTTATGGTATTAAACACCCTATATATCCTGTAAATGCTTTAACTACAAATCCTTATGAAAACCCAATACAGGATCAAAGAGGATTACCAATACAAGACAATTTTGATGCAAATATAGAAGGCGATTCTTTAACAGAAGAAAGATGGAATTCTAATAATATATTCCCGGTTGTAAATGATAATACAAATCTAGAAAATGGTTGGTATAATGGCGATAACTGGGTACAGGACAGATTTTTTGGGAGACTATATGGCATAGACCCACAATATGCAAATATGAATGGATACTTTTCTATAAATGATAGAGAAGGTAAAATATCTTTTAGCAGTAACTTAGTTGGCAAACTAATCGTATTAGAATATATATCAGATGGATTAGCGTATGATTTAGATTCAAGAGTACCAAAAATGGCGGAAGATGCTTTATATGCTTATATTTTGCACGCTATTATGGCGCATCGTTCAACGTCAACAGAATATGTTGTTAGAAGATTGCAACAAGATAAATCAGCAAAATTAAGAAACGCTAAAATAAGACTTTCAAATATTAAATTAGAAGAAATAACTCAAGTATTTAGAGGTAAATCTAAATGGATTAAACATTAAAAAATGGCGGAAATAAAAAATAGTTTTTTGAAGTCCAAGATGAATCAAGACTTGGATGACAGACTTATACCTAATGGTGAATATAGATACGCTAATAATATTTCGGTAGGGAAATCAGAAGCAGATGATATTGGCGCATTACAAAATATACTTGGTAATGAATTGTTGCCATTAACTACCGCGCCAATTGAAGAGGCGGGGATGATATGTATTGGGGCTTTTATGGATAACCAAAATAACCGTATATTCCAATTTTTAACAGACTATACCGACCCAAGTCCAACAAATATCACATTGCCTACTTCTGGCAATATGAAAATAACAATGTACAACTTTGATTCTCCAACTAATTATGTAACCTTGGTTGAAGGGCTATTTTTAAATTTTGCTAAAAATAATGAATTTAGAATAACAGGTGTAAATTTAGTTGAGGGATTATTATTTTGGACTGATAATAGAAATCAACCTAGAAAAATAAATGTATCAAGTGCTTTAAATCCTAATTATTATACAAATGAAGAGCAAATATCAGTTGCAAAATATGCACCTGTAAATCCTATATCATTATATAAAAAAGAATCCGCAACTGTAGTTTCTGGTTCTGGAACCACTTATATTTTATCTAATATAGATAGTTTAGCCTGCACTATAGGAACAGTGTCTGGTACACCTCCTAATCCATATACAGCAACAATAACTACAGCGGTAGTTGATGGATTTGCTGGATTTTCCGTTGGCGATGTTATCGCTGGCAATAATGGATCCGGCTCTTTTGGGCTTGGTCAATTGGTTATTACTTCTTTAATTAACTCTACGAGTGTAAAAGTATCATCAACCGCTATATTTTCTGCTGGTACAGTATCAATTACATTAAAATATCCTAGTTTAGGAGGACTGCAGTCAGGAGCTACCGTATTATCAGTTTCACCAACTGGCGTACAAGGATTAACAGGATCTGATTATGCAGTTGTAGTAAGCATGAGTAATACAACTCTAACACTATACGAACCAACAGTTATTATAAATAATAATGATATATTAACATTTTTAATATCTACTATGTCTGACAGGTCCTCTGTGCCTGATTGGCCTGGAGATCCTGTTTTTTTAGAAGATAGATATGTTCGTTTTAGTTATCGTTTTAAATACGATGACAATGAATATTCTTTAATGGCCCCATTTACTCAAATAGTATACATTCCAAAGCAAAAAGGTTATTTTATTGCAGGCAATGAGGTTGATGCTTATAGAAGTACAGTTATAAATTGGTTTGAAAACAATATAAATAATATTGAATTAATTGTGCCATTACCTGATAAGATAGGTAATTTAACTAATAGTTATAAAATAAAAGAAATTGATATTTTATATAAAGAATCAGATTCATTAGCTATTAAAGTTTTTGAAACATTACCTGTTTCTGCTATAAACACAGCGGCCAATACTAATAATAATTATTACATACAGCCTTATCAGTCCCAAAAGCCATATAAAACATTAACAGAAGACCAAACAACAAGGGTATACGATAAGGTTCCAGTTAGAGCAAAAGCTCAGGAATCTTCAGGTAATAGAATAATTTATGGCAATTACTACGATAAATACACATGTCCTTCTTCTATAAATTATAATATATCCGTTCAGCCAAAATTATTGAACGGAACTAACTTTATAGAGTATCCAAATCATACATTAAAGAAAAATAGAAATTATCAAGTTGGGTTTATACTTGCAGATAAATTTGGTAGACAATCACCAGTTATATTATCAACTGTAGATTTATTAGGGACTAGTTTAGGTGGAGGTCAATTTGCAAAAGGATCAACAGTTTATTCAAGTTATGAAAATTCAGTTTTATTTGATGATGTTCGTACTTGGTTTGGTGATACTTTAATATTATATTTAAATACAATAATAGACCAACAAAAAGATATTCCTGCAGGTAAGTCTGGATTATATGCAATACCTACATCAAATTCAGGATTTGCAATTACCGCATCTACTATAACAGATACAGTATATACATATACATTAGATATTACAGCAGCTACAAATACACCTCCAGTTGAAGGAGATATATTAAGAGGTTATTATACGGATTATGTTTCTGTGCTTTCTGATCCTGTTCCTACAGTTAATCCAGATGAGTATTCAATAACTACATCAGGTAGAGTTAATGATATATATAATTATAATGATCCAGGTGGTGGAATTTTAGATATTAAATTTTCATATATTTATAACCCTATTGGATGGTACTCATATAAAGTAGTTGTTAAACAACAGGAACAAGATTATTATAATGTGTATTTACCTGGTATGCTAGATGGTTATCCTAAAGGGCAAACATCTGGTTCTCAAGTTGTATATTCAGGAACAGGAGCAACGGCTACATCAACTTTACAAAATGGTATAAATCCTACGCAATTTCCGGTTAGCGAAACAGGTAATACATCTCATATTGTATTAATAAATGACAATATAAATAAAGTACCAAGGGACCTAGCGGAGGTTGGTCCTGACCAAAAACAATACAGAAGTAGCGTTCAGTTATACGGAAGAGTTGAAAACACTGAGGACAGTGTTACAATAACCGGCGATACACCTGCTTATTCTTCTAAAACATCAACAATAACATATACTATTGGGCCTCCAGGTTCTGGGCTAAATGAAGATTGGGCATTAATAAAAGCTGGAGACGGAATACAATGTACTCAAGCTTCCGCCCCTGTACCAGATACTACCCCCCCTGTTGTACCACTTTCAGGAGCTACAATGCCAAACCCCTATAAATGGTTAGGGGATACCGTTGTGGTATCTAATACAGTAGTAGGTACAACTGGTACAATATTAATATCTTCTGCAAATTGGGTTTTAAGAGCGGCTCAGGATCCTAACGGGCAAGATTATGTTACTTTTATAATAAGCCGGGCAGAGAATAGACAATATTTTCCAACTAGAAAAGCAGATACAGTAACATCGATTGCGACCGCAACTGAATTTAATTTTTTATCTAGTTCCGCTGACAATTTAGCGGGCACTGCCGGATTAAATTTTTATCAACTACAAACTAATCCTTTAATAGGAAGAGTTTCTACAGTTAAAAAAATTGGTGTTTCTGCAAATGATATGGTTCCATTTTTAAGTGTATATGAGACAAGACCTGATCAAAGTATATTAGAGTTATTTTGGGAAACAGCAACAACTGGTTTAATTTCTGATTTAAATGCTGATGTATTAACTGGATTTGATGGTCCATCAAGTTTTGGCAGCGTTAATTATGAGCATTTTGAATTCCAAGATCCTAATGGGTTTGGGTCTGTACAAGGTGAAGAAAATTCAAAATACGTAACGGATAATTTTGTTGTATTAAATCAGCAAGGAATTATTTTACCAAATACAACGGTAACATTGTTATCAGCAGATGATAATGCTGGAGCAAGTAGATTAGGCGATTTTGGATTAGAAGCTATTACAGTAGGGTTAAATGCGACATATAGATTATTTATTAAAAAACCATCTGAGGGAGCTGGAAATTTTGTGTTTAATAACAATGCTCTTGCTAAAGAATCCTATGTATTTACATTCCTGGTTACTGATAATGATAATCCAACAACTTCAACAAATTTATCAATTAGTGGTAGATTAGGTAATAATCAACCAAATATAACAACGTCAGTTGTTGATTATAATATATTACAAAGCACAACAACTTTTGCAACATTAGAAGCTGTAAATGGATCTTATTCAAATGCAATAACAGGGTTAAAATGGAGTATAACCAGTGGAAACGAAGATGGATATTTTAGTTTAGATCAGGAGTATGGAACGTTAAGTTTAATAAATAATGAAATACCATTGGCTGGATATGAATTAGTAATAAAGGTACAAGATGCCGTTAATACAGATGACTGGCAGCCATTAGAGCCTGCAGATGTAGGAGATGATTATGGAACGCAATTTGATACAATTACATTAAATATAAATGTAGGTGATAACCCTGTCCCTATTTGGTTAAGACCGGAATACACAAGTACGCAAGTTATAAATGGTGGTAATGATTGTGAAGGAGCTGATCCGGGTTACGCAATGGTTTATATAGGCCCTAAAGAAGATTTTGGAGTTGATTATTCTTATCTACCTGAAATACCTGATTCAGATAGGCAATATCAATTTGCAGAAAATATAGAAATTGTTAATGCTACAGGTTTTGGAGAAACAATTTGGCCAACTGGATTAACTGAAGGCGAATATAGAGTAAAAATAAAGCTAACTGTTCCGGCTCCGGGTTTATGTGACCCTTTGTTAGGATTTGCTAATTTTGAAAGTTATTTTGATATATATTTATATAGAAGACAATGGACCGAATCTGGCTCATTAACTTGGGAGTTAGTAAAAACTACAAATAATAAACAAACGCCATATAAATTACCAAAATTAATTGTTACTACCGACGATCCGCCATTAGTGTTTGGCCGTGAAAAAGCAATAACAACTTCGTTTACTATTGAAGCAGATAAAGATATTTTTTATGAGTGGGCAGTAGGAGTTGAAATGGTAAATAGTCCAGATAATGCCGCTGCTGCTACTATTAACCCTTTTGTAGAATTTTATGGTCAAGATGCTAATTATTCTTATGGAGCAACTCCAACACCTCCGTTTTCAAATTTAGTAGTAACACCTTATACTTATTATACAGGGCTTGAGGATAATATAGGGTACCCATCCGCGGTAGCATATACAGACCAAGATGCAACTAGAGGTCTTGTATATGATTCCCCTGTAAATGAAATAGCATCTGGCAGTATAAATAATGGGTTTGCAACAGTTACTTTTACTTTAACTACTGTTAATAGCCAAATTGTACCGGGTCTTGCATGTGGTTTATCTACTCCTGGGATAGGATATAATGGCGTAGTTGTTGGAGTTAATCAGACTACAAATGCAATAACAATACAATTACCAGGTATATATTTAGGCCCTCCTATTTCTTTAATTGGTCAAAATGCTAGTTTTGAAATGTTTTATCAACCAACTGTTGGTGTATTATATGCCAATACAGAAGAAGGTACTGAAGTAAAAAGATTTTATACAGACGATGAGTTCACTAATAAATGGACACCTCCTATTGCGAATAGATTTTATGTATTCCAAACAAGTAAAGATTATAATCCCGGAGATGTTGAATTTATTGGTGGTACTTCAGCTGGTCAACTTAAATACACTAAATTCCCTTATTATTGTGCTCAATTTAACGAAGAAGGTGAAGTAATAGAACAAACAACAGGACTTTTTGATTCTCAAACAGCTTGGAACGGAATGAATGAAGTTAATACTGGATTACTTGGTGAAGATAATTATGCATACAATATACTTTATTATGAAGAACCATTTCCACCATAGTATGTCTGCTTAAAATAAACTAAAAACCATAAAAAAAACGTGATTATAAAATATGGCTGCAATATTAGAATTAAAATTTTTTAACTCTTTCTGGTTAAAAAAACTAGATACAATAGTAGAAGTAGAAAATACAACAGCAACACTTGATGCGGCTGTTGTAGCTTCCCCTACTATAATAATAACCGAAGCTAATGGTGAAATTGGTGTTGGACAAAATGTAAGTTGGACAGGAGTTAATGTACCTAATCCTTATGTATATAAAAAAATAAGTGATACCGAATTTGTTTTAAGTGAAGCCGTAAGTATTGATGATGCTACCGTTTTAACATTTGGACCCATAGTAAATTTTGATTTTATCCCAAATGCTTATCTCCCTACCGAAGAATCAAGCGATTGGTTTGTAGAAGAAGCAAGAATCAGAGGTGGTTATAATAATACAAATGTTGATTTAGGTGTTAAAGCTTATATTGTGGAGGATAATATTAATCAGCAGCATAGACAAAGTTCTTTAATATACTCAGGTGTGTTTAATTCCAGAACAGGTATAAACAATACAAATCAATTTTCAGTTGGTGAAGATATAACAAGAAGTTTAGATCCTTACAATGGCTCTATACAAAAATTATATTCAGAGAACACAAACTTAACTATTTTCCAAGAGTTTAAAGTAAGTAGAGCCTTAATTGACAAAGACGCTGTTTATTCAGCCGAAGGAGAGCCTTTAACTACTTCTGGAACGCAAGTAATTGGCCAGGTTCAAGCTTATGCTGGAAACTATGGTATTGCTACTAATCCAGAAAGTTTTGCTGTTTATGGATATCGAAAATACTTTACAGATAGAAATCAAGGTGTAGTATTAAGATTATCTCAAGATGGTATAACTGAGATTTCAGAATACGGTATGAGTAATTTCTTTAGAGATAAACTTTCTGAAGTAGGTGATGGCAATTTAGTATTAGGTATGTGGGATATGCATAATAAAGAATATGTACTTTCCCTACAAAATTCTAACGGTACATATAATACATTGGCATTTGA